CACCAACAACGACGTTATATACTACACTCCTCTGCCCTCCCTAGTTGAACGCCCACGTCCTGATCAATTTACGGGACAGGGTGAAACAGGGCGAACAATTCCCGGAGGCAAGTTTCAGACGGGCCAAAGTTATCGTGCGCTTTTCCAGTCCGATACAATCACAGGACTGACAAGAAACATAGATGAGCTTCTACAAGTGGACGCAAAGGCTAGGGCCGAATATACGTCTATAGCCAACGAACTGAACAACAAGAGTAGTAAGCTTAGTATCGCAGCTAAACGAGAAGAAGAGATGCTCACAGATACTCTAGCTAGTATGGGTGAGTATGGAAAGCTTGCTCGTGATCCTGCAAAATTCTTTGATGCTGTATTCGAGCGTCAGGACGTGGATGGTATCAACGATCTTATCAGGGAATTTGTTGCTAACGGCATGGATGAGACAGAGGTTCGTCAATCTCTTGCGTATATGTACCAAAAGGGATTCTTTGAAAAGCTTGGGCAGCGCGGCTCAATGCGACAAGGACAAGAACAAATTGATGTTGTCCTCAAAGAGCCTGAGATGTTGATAGAATACGTTTTCGATAAAAGCGACAAGGCTGATGTTATGAAAGCGGTTCTGGGGAACGAGCATTTTGAAGACATGAAATTGTTGGGCGAATACGCCCGTGCTGCAATAGGAGATGCGGGTGGATTTAGATCGTCCCCTGACATCAGGCGTATGACGCTGGACAACATGTTCTCAAAAGCTTTCAACCTTGCACGAGGTATGGTCGGTGTACCCTACTTATCGGCGGAAGTTGGTAGCAGACTAATCCTTCTTAGGCGACAGTCTATGTTGCAGCTTGCTATGTCCGACAGAACAGCCGCTAGACTAATGGGTAAAATACTAGATGGCGACGATAAGATTACATACAAAGAATTAAAAATTCTTGGGATGCGTATGAAGCTATACCTCGCTCGTGGCCTAGCCGATGACACAGGAGAGATACCTGCCATCGATCTAGCATTCGGAACTGATCTAACCAAGAATCAGGAGGTTCTTGCAGAAGAGTCGGAAGAAAGACAAACAACTCAATTTAGTGAGAATGTCATAGAGCTTAAGGCACTTCAAAAAGAATTGAAAGAGCTTGGCGCAAAGCCCGTTTCTTCTCGCACCATAGAAGAGACTGCAAGAATGAAAGAAATAACCACACGTATTCAGGAGATAACACAATGAAAACCTACACCAACGGCCCGCGCAAGGGCATGATGTACGGCGGGGCTGCAAAGCGTAAGCCTATGATGTACGGCGGCATGGCTACCACCAAAAAGAAACCCCGCAAGAAGGCTCAAGCGGGGGGCATGATGTCAACCACACAGGGTCAACAGAATCAGATGAAGGACAAGCAGATGTCTATGCCGGGGATGTCTATGATGCCCGGAATGGCAGGCGGTGGCAAGCTAAAGATGGTCACGAATGATGCTGGTCAGAAGGTGCCGTTCTACGCTGCAGACGGCAAAGGCAAAAGCTAGATATATCTGGCAGACTTGTCCATTGCCTCGTTTGCCCATGAACTCAAGTACCGCAACAGGCTTGCTATGGAGTGTGCCCCATCATACTCCGGCAACCCGTTGTTGATCACACCCTCAAACTCTTCAGGCTTCACAGACTCACAGAGTAATTCGACTTTGCCGTTGTTAAGAAGGTTTGCTTCGAACTTAAACAGCGATGCTTTGTTTGACATCAGACAACTCACTAATAGGTAGGTTGTAGCAATCGGCCTTGAATGTGAAGCCGTTTGCGGGGTCTACGTCGCCCCGTTTGTATTTCGTTGCCTTTGTGTAGAAATCTTTTTTCGGAATAGAACCCAGTATCCACGCTTGCGATGAGTCGGTCAGGATGCGTACAAATATATAACTGTCGCAATCCTGCTTGGCACCGTGTGCAGCCACCGAACAGTCGTAGTGTGGAAGAGGGCGGGTATTGCAGCGTTTCGTTTTCACGTCGATCCGCTCCCCGTCCCTCACCAAATCATAGTCGTAGGTATTCGACTGGTCTGCACCCATAGCGTCAGCCACGATGATCTCGCCTATCGCACCAACAACATGACTCAAGCTACCAGTGATGCTGCCCTGTAGATTGCCTACAGTGGCAGCTTTCTTTTTGGCACGGGCTATGATATCAGGTGTTATCTTTACTTGAAGCATCAGTTTCTTCTTTTTCGAACATGCGCTTATACGTAAGCATAGCTGCTTGGCACTCTGCTACTTTCATGCTGAGTTCATTGAGTCGCCTAGATGTGTGACTCATATTATTTATGATCTGTTTCTGTTTGTCCGACAAATCATCCAGTTTATATTCTTTGCCGTCCAGTGTGATTGTAGACTTCTCACTCATTCTTACTCTCCTGTTCTTCCTTTTCTCGTTTTAGCATCCACTCCCTGTAACAGGGATGGTGAGGATGGGGATCATACTGAATCCATCCGTCACCCTGCTTCCACACGAGGGGTGGCTTTTTCTTTTCCTTCTTAGGCGGCATTCAAGTCTACCACTTCGCATACGCCTGCAGTACACGCCAGTTCACGTGATCCGGATGTGTTGTCTTCCTTCTCATACTCTGACAGTGCAGCCCAGTCGATAGCCAGCGTACCGTACGCAGCTTGCCATTCCAAGTAATCATCCGCCTCAATGTCCTGATACGGAGCCTGTTGGTACGTATGATCTGAGTGAGGCAAAAAGGATACGCCAGATGCCACGTCGAAGTTCTCGTATACCCACGCCCCTACTTCCATCCACTCGTGTTCTTTGACCGTGATGGTCACAGAGGGCTTGTGTTCACACCAGTATATGGCATAAGTCTTCCAGAGTTCAAGCTGTTGAATAGCTGACATATCATCGCGAGTTACGGCACCCTCTGGAGAACGCATCGCAAATGAGAAGACAGTCGTAGAGTCCGGCTTCATAACACACGCCTCACTATATATTCCCTGTTCCTTGAGAAACTGTGTCAAGGGGTCTTTGTTGTCCCCTCGCACTGTGCGGATATAGTGGTCGTTGTGACGGGCGTGAATACCACTAGCGGCGTCTACGAGTTGAGACACAGTGCCCGACGGCTTTACACAGGTGATGGCAGCGGACTGAGGGATTCCAAGCATCTGGGCATACTGTTGATTGGTATCGACGGCGACTTGTTTCATTTCTTCGAGCCATCGACGGGAATCGACGGTCTTCGATAAAACTGAGTGATCCATTATACCAGTCAAGGACACGCCCAATAAGCGTTCTTCTTCTGTGTTGTCTTTCCATACTTTCCTCAGATACTTGAAATCGGTCAGGGTTGACTGCAGGGTACCCAAGATGGTTGCGAGACGCACCTTGCGCTTCAAGGACTCCAGCGTATCGTTTTCGCGGACTACCACCTCTGACAGATTGCAGAACTGATAGGGACGCAGGATGATTTCAGAACATGGGTTCGTGCCCCACATGTGCCCCTGCTCACGCCGTCCGTTACGAGCAACCTGTTTATCCGCTGCTGCACGATTGAAAATACCACGCTCACCGGACTTGGAATCGTATAGGGCTAGCCACTCTCGCATAAACGTGCCCATCTCCGGCTTACCCTTATAGGCTACAGAATTGTTGGCAAGGGCACGTTGACCCTCGTGTTCCCACCACTGACCAGACTTGGCGTGTGCCATCTGATCGTCATTCAGATTAGACAGGGAGATCAGGGCAGAGCGACGTACGCCACCAACTACGACGATCTCACCAATCTTACACATCAAGTCGTGGCATTCAATAGGAAATAGCTTACGCCCCTGCGCCTTACGAAACAGTGCGACTGTAAAATGAAACAGGTCATCTAGTGGGCCGGGGCCAGATGCACGACCACCCATTGTCTTGAGCCGTTCGCCTGACGCACGTACGGCAGACAAGTCCCACTCCGGAATCTGTCCGGCGTAGAGTAGCGCAATCAATTCCCGCAGGGACTTTGCCCACCCCGGCTTCGAATCACCCACGCGGATCACAGTGTCCGTCTCGTGCATAGCGTCACTGATAATCGGAAGATTCTCTACATTCTCACGCTCAACAGAGAAACCTACGCCCGTGCCGCACATCAGGATGTACATGCACTCATCGAAAGAGCGGGGGCTATCCACGGGGATATAGCTGCAATTATACCCGCAGATGTTGTCACGTTCGAGAGCGGCACCGGCAGTCATCATACCACGCATGGAAGGCATAATTTCTTGTCCGACAATAGCTTCCTCAATGTCAAAAATATCGTTATCGGAGATGTCGAAATCATGCTTGCTTTTAACGTGATTACGCATGAAGCTTGTGTAACGGTTTACGGTTTCATCCCAGTTCTCTCTGCGCTGTTCGCTGTCGAGCCAACGGGCGTAGCGGGACTTGTGAATGAATTGTTGGTAGGGTGTGGGCAGCATGTTATTCACGATTCTTCTCCTCAATAAGTTTATTTAAGTAGAATTGGGCCTTTTTAAGGTCTTCGAGTCCGTTTTTGTATCTGTACCGCCAGAGGTACTTGAGGATGTTGCCTTGCAGGTAGTGTTCGAAGCCGTCGCCTGTCGCCGCTGCGATTGCGTCAAGGCATTCGATACCTGCCTGATTATAGTGTGGCGGGTGATTGACGTTATCGGCATTCTTGCTCTTCTCCCCCAAGTAGTCTTCGCTACGTATACGCATGTATTCCTCGTGTCTCATCTGTTGTCACCATCACCCTGTATCTTACCCTGTGCCATGCGCGACTTCAACTTATAGATGTTCATCTCCGCAATCTGCTGCAGGGTAAAGCCTAGATCATCTGCGAGGGCCGCACAGTACCACAGAACATCTCCTATCTCTTTAGCTATCTCTCCCTTGAACTGGGTGTCGTCGCGTCCGTCGCGGTAGATTTTCTTCACCTTGTCGGCAACCTCGCCAGCTTCACCTGCAAGGCCTAGAGCAGGATACACGATCTTCATACGTTCTGGATAGATGGCAAACTCACGGGCTTGCATCTGGTAATTGTTTATATTCCAGTTCTCTTTGATCATTGCGTCTTACCAAAATCTATCTTGACTATGTTTGTTCCGTCTTCATGCTTGACAGCGGGGACACCCACATCTTCTTCCATCTTTTCTTTGACATTCAAGAATGCCAGACGTGCCAAGCCTGCTTCCATGACTCTATCGAAGTCAGACTCCAAGAGTTCCATGATACCATTCGTTACGACTGTACCAGCCTCGTAGAATTCTTCATCCTCTTCCGTTGTGGTATCGTACGCAGATATAGAGAAGCTTTCCTCGTCAATCTTACGCAGTATGATGTACCACCTGTTCGGCATCAGAGTTGCTTTTTCAAACTCTCCCTCATCAATCGTTGTCATCTTTTAACCACTCCTCTGGGATCGAACCCTCTGCCCACTTAAATCCATTCTTTTCAGCCCACGCACCATACGTGGTCTTACTACCTTTGTAAATCTTATTACGTGCATTCAGGAATACAATTCGGATATCCAGATCAGGATGCTGCTCCTTGATCAACTGCATCTTTATCCTGTCACCCTTGTCGAAATATCCTTTTGCCTCGACAATTATATCGTGCTTTGTAAGATGAAAGTCCGGCGTGTACGTACGCGGCTTGGGCACATACGTAAGCTTCATCTTCTCATATTCGTACGGAATTTTTTTACCGCTAAGTTTTTTAGCTATATCTAATTCGAAGTTGGATCGAAAGCCTGCCTTACGATTGCCGCGCTTCATAGTTGCATTCCTATCGATCCCATTCTTTGTATCACGTAGCCTGCCACTCTTGGGGAAAGTTTTTCTATTATAGAGAGTTCGTTTGTCAAACGGCTCAGTGGGACGCATACAGTAACTCCTGAGTGTGATGCTCTTCCTATCTTCTGCATTTCAGATTCTAGGGTAGTGATGTCACGCTTTTCGGTATTGGATGTAAGTGTTCCCAGTTCGCTGTAATTGTCGCGCAGCGTGAGTGGCAAGCTTCGCTCGTTCAAACGCAAACGAACAAGCTTACGCTCACCGCCACTACCACCGTGAGACTCTACGTAGACATGGTGGAGGTCTTTATTCATCTCCATCAGTTCCACTTCGTAGTCTCTTACGAAGAGATACGGCATGTTACAGTTCCTTTGTTTTTAGCCTTGTGTACCAAACCTGTGGTGGCGACTTAGCCTGTGATGTCACACGAGGATGCAGTTCTGCTTTCGGCCAGCAGTGATGCCGAAAACCACAGAGGTTACACTCCTTCGACAAGACCTTGTTGCCGGTACGCAAAGTTTCACCCTTACGCCGATATGTTTCAAACTCATCAGGATACGGCTTGAATTCCTTGACATCTGGATTCGTCAAGAATTTGACACGTTCTACAGCGTCCGCCAAGTATCTGGCACGGTCTTCGTCCTGCCACTCAGGGACTTCAACCATAGCCACCTCGCCACTCGACTTGTTGACTACGATCCAGCCACCAAACGGCATACCTGTAGCTGCAGAATACAAATAGCCCTGCATGACGTACCCAAAAGGATCGTCTTCCTTGAGGCCGTCGTATCCACCGAACCCAGTGAACTTGTTCTTGAACGCCCAGTCGCTTGCCGACTTGATATCCCAGACCTTCTCTGTGCCTGTTTCGTCCCGTATGATTACGTCGAGTGTGCCTCTGATTGTATGATCACCCAGCTTCAGTTCGACCTGTCGCTGGGCATCCACTATGTCCACACCCGCCTCCCGCATGACAAGCATGAGGATAGCCTCTGTGAGGTCACCGAAGATAAACCGAAACAGTGTATTGTACTGCATCGATTCCTTGATGCCCTTCTTCTCTAGGACTTGCTGGCAGAGGGGACGACCCAAGCCGGACATGCGTATGCGGTATTCGCCACGCTTTTCGGTGAGTTGTCTTTCTACGGAGTGTTGTGTTTCTTTAACAAATTCAGAAATGCCTGCGGGGGAAACGCTAGTCTCCCCCCGCAGAGCCTTAGACATATAGTCTTGAATGTTAAGCAGCGTCAGCATCTTTGAAATCCGCAGCCAGATCGATATCGCTATCGTCTGACATCAGCTTAGATGCTTCCCTGTGCCCATTCATTACATTTTCGTTGTGACCCTTGACGGTTTCCGCGAAAGTCCCCATCAGTTCCTTATCGTCGTCCGTGATAGCTACAGTGCTATCGAACGTAGGCATTGGCGTCCAGTAGGTCACGCTGCCCTTCTTCTGACGGTTCGTACGCAGCAAGATGCTGGTCTGCACCATCAGTTTTTCTTGCTTCTTCAGACTCTGAATGAAGTCTGCGATAGGCTTGAACCCTGACCGCTTGAAGTAAGCAATCACCGGCTCGTCGATTACCTCGACAGGCGTACCATCCGCAGAGTGGAACGATCCACTGATGCGTCCATAGATAACCTGATTACACACGACGGCACGAGAAGTCAGATAACGCACATCATCCTTGTCGAGTGCATCCTCTTCCTCACGAGTGAGGCGACCACACTTGTTGGTCCCTTGAGTATCGGGGAAGCCGCCACTAAACGAGGTCTTCTGCACTGACTTGCATGAGAAGCCACCCTTGCCCTCATTTGCCTCAGAGTCCCACATCGAATACTCGTAGGTACGCAGCAACGCTCGAAGCTTCACTTCTTTCGCGAAGATAAACTGACCGTTAAAAAACATCTTCCAGTCGCCCCGTGTGAGGTTCTGACCGTCGTCCGTCTCCTGATCGTAGTTGATGTTCAGACGAGGAAGCCCGACCTTCTCAGTGGTGCCGCCACCCTGTCCAGTGAGTTTCATTATCTCCTCGACGTTATCGCTCGACATAGCCGCTACGATATTATCAAGGTCATTGTCCATTTCCATTAGTTCTGTCCCTAACATGATCCTTCGATCTCCTTTACGTTATGGGGTTGGTAGATAGATACTACTACTCTACGACGTGTAAGTCAAGCCAGTTATCGCCCATTTTTATCTCTATTTCGACAGGCATGTCATACTCTACTCTATATCGTCGCAATGTTTCTTCAGGCAGTGCCAGCATAGCCTCACGCATCAGCTTGACACAAATGATCTTTTCATCCGGATGGCAGTCGATTACGATAGAGTCGTGGACTGTGTTGCATATCACAGACTGCAATCTGTTTTTTATGAATAGGCTGTCGAGGCGAACGAGAGCAGCAGGCAAGAGGTCTGCAGTTGCAAATCCCTGCACCGGATAGTTGCATATGTTTGTCCGGTGTGTTGCCGTACCGTACTTTGTCCACCGCGCATCCGGAAAAGCATATTGCCTGCCGGACGGAAGGGTGATTACTCGCCGCTCAACGGCCTCTCGCTGCAGGTCTTCATGCCAGAGAGCTACTCCCCCATACTTTTCCTTGAAGGCTCTGTAGTAGCGTTGTTGGGCCTCTGTGCCCGTGGTTCCGCCGTAGAGTGGCTTGAACGTGTGAGCCTTCGCTTCCTGTCGTGAACACCCTATCACACCCGCAGTATAGCTGTGGACATCTGTGCCGTCTCTTACATCCACGTACGCCTGCTCATCTTGGGCTAGAAATCCTGCGACTCTGAATTCGAGTTGCGAGTAGTCGCCCTCAATGATCTTGCCGTTCTCAAAGCGGCTCTCGACAACCTTGCGTATTTCGAAGGTATTACCTCGTGGCATATTCTGAAAGTTCGGGTTACGAGACGAAAGGCGACCCGTCGCCGTAACACACTGCATAAATTCCGGATGTATGATTCCGTA